ACTTGATAAAGTTATCGTCAATTCATATCAAAATCTCATAGTGCAAAAAATTACTATCATGCAAAGTAGAGCAGAGCTTCATTGTATACAAGATACAGGAGAACTAAAAAAAGCAATACACACAAAAAGAAAGTTAAAAAAAGCACTAGGAGAAGATGATGACAACACACAATAAATACGCAGGAGAAATAAAAGCTACTCTTGGCGATAAAGAAAGAGTTTTCAAACTTACCTTTGAAAGACTTACCTATCTTGAAGATGCACTTGGTCTAGGTGTAATGGATATTTCAAGAAAAATAACAAGTCAAACTTTTACAACAAATTTAATTGTAGAAGTTTTATATCAAGGTTTACTTGGTGCAGGAGGTAAATTTGAAAAAAATGCTATTGGTAAAATGGTTATAGAAAATGGACTTGCTCAAAGTGCAGGGATAGCTTCTAATATTTTATCAACATTATTTTTAACAAAAGATGAATTAAGCCCTTTAGTCGAGGGGGAGAATCAGTCAGAGATAACATCTACCCAATCCAAAAATACCTAGAAATAGCAACAGGTATTTTGGGATTCTCTCCTAAAACCTTTTGGGCAATGTCTCAAGCAGAGTTTACATCAGCTTGTGAGGGTTATTTATTAAAACATGGTAAAGGAGGAAAAAACCCAGTTCTAAGAAATGAAATGAGAGAATTGATGGAAAGATTTCCTGATTAATTATGGCAACACAAACAGCAACAGTAGAAGTAAAATTAACAGCACAAAATGCAAGTCTTAAAAGAGGACTTGAAGGTGCTGATAAAGCTCTAAAAAAAACTAGAAGCAATAGTAAGCAAACACAAAAAGAACTTAAGAAAGGTGGAAGTAGTATCCAAGAATCTTTTAGACGAGCATCACAATCTATTGCAGCAGTACAAGGTCCATTAGGTCCAGTAGCAGGTCGTATTACTTCTTTAGGAACAATTATTGGTGGTGTAGGTCTAAAACTTGCCGCAATAACAGTTGGGTTTGCAGCATTTACATTTGCAATCAGGGCAGCAGTTGGAACTATATCTAGAGCAGAAGTACAGTTTAATAAATTAAATGCTATCTTAAGAGCAACAGGTCGTACTGCAGGACTTACACTTAATGAAATAGAAGATTTATCAAGACAGATTGGTATACAAACTTTAGCATCAACACAAAAAGTTAGAGATGCGGCAGGAATCTTATTAACATTCAAATCAATACAAGGTGATACATTTAGAGAAGCTTTAAGACTTACTCAAGATTTAGCTGCAGTTGGTTTTGGTGATGTTAAAACTGGTGCAATACAATTAGGTAAAGCATTAGAAGAACCTATCGTTGGATTAGGTGCTTTGCGTAGAGTTGGTGTATCATTTACAGAGGAACAAAAAGAATTAATTAAATCACTTGCAAACACAGGACAAAAAGCAAAAGCACAAGAAATTATATTAGGTGCATTAAATACTCAAGTTGGTGGAGCAGGTGTAAGTGCAGCACAAGGATTAGCTGGTGCAGTAGATACCTTATCAGAAAAATTTACAATATTTATAGAAAAATCTAAAAGTGGTGCATTTTTTGTAAGAATGCTTACAGGTGCAATAGAAGGTCTTGCTGATATGTTTGGTGATGCAAGAATGGAAGCTACTAAATTTAATAGTATTATTGAAGTAACAAGTCGTATTTTAGATTTACAAGAAAGAATTGCACAAAGAAACAAAGAACTAGAGGATTCCTTTTTCTTTGAATTTAATGTTGGTGAAGATGCAAAATTAACAAAACTGCAAGATGAACTTGCTGAATTTCAAGCACAATTAAAAGTATTACAAGCTATACAAAAAGATGGTGAAGAATCATCTCAAAAAGAAGCAGATATGTATGGCTTTAGTAAAGATAAGCTTGAAGAAAAAAATGTTGCTTTAGAAAATGCAAAAAAGAAAATGGAAGATATGGTTAGAGAACATAAACTTGAAAGAGAAGTTATGTTTATGTCTAACAAAGAAAGAGAAGCAAGATTAGAATTAGAAAAAATATTAGCACAAATAAGAAAAGATGTTCCTGATGAAGTAGAACAAGAAAAAGCAATTGCAGAAGCAAAAAAAATACATTCTGAATCTATTACACTAATGTCAGAGGAATCTGATAGATTTAAAAAAATACAAACTGCTGTAAATGAAGTAACAATGGTAGCATCAAGACAATTTGATCAATTGTCAACAAATATAGCAAAAGCATTTATGACAGGACAAACAGAGGGTTTAAAATTTAAAAACATTTTACAATCACTTGGACAAGATTTAATTAAAATGATTTTAGATTTAGTTATATTTAATCAGCTTAAAGCAGGTATTGATATTATAGGTGGTAAAATTGGTGATGTTATTGCAGGTGGAAGTTCAGTAAAAAAACCTGCATCTACTGGTGGTGCTATGTCAGGAGGTATGCCAAGATTAGTTGGAGAAAGAGGTCCTGAGTTATTTGTACCAAATCAAGCAGGAAGAATTATTCCAAGTAGCTTAACACCTAATGCTATGGGTGGAGGTGGTTCTATTGTTGTAAATCAAAGTTTAAATTTTGCAACAGGAATACAAAACACAGTAAGGGCAGAAATAATTAGTATGATGCCTCAAATACAAAACCAAACAGTTTCTGCAGTAGCAGAAGCAAGAATGAGAGGAGGAAAGTTCGCTAAAGCTTTCAGTTAATTATGGCAGTATTTACACCATCATATCCATTAACATTACCTACAGCTACAGGAGTCATTACACAAAATTTTAGTTTGACAAGAGCAGTTGCAGTAACAACATCACCTTTTACTTTTCAAACACAAGTACATCAACATCAAGGTGAATTTTGGAGAACTGTAATTAGTTTACCACCAATGTTAAGAGCAAATGCAAATATTTGGTTATCTTTTTTATTACAATTAAGAGGTAGACGAGGCACATTTAAAATAGGTGATCAAGATGCAAAAACAATTACTGGTGTTGCTACAGGTACAATAAGAGTAAATGGTGCATCACAAACTGGTAATCAAGTTGCTCTTGATGGTTTTGCAAATAGTACAAATAATGTTTTTAAAGCAGGTGATTATATACAAATAGGTTCTTACTTATATATGGTTATAGAAGATGTAAACAGTAATAGTAGTGGTGAAGCAAACGTCAAAATAGAACCAGCATTAAGATCAAGTATAGAAACAATTAATGATGATACAACAGTTGTATATTCTAATACTACAACATTGATGAGATTAGATACAAATGAATTAGGTTGGCAAACTGACAAAGTAAGCAAATATGGTATTAGTTTTTCAGCATCAGAAGCATTATAATGCCTTTATTCTTGAGAAAAATAATTGTAAAATTAAGAATGGCTTATTGTGATATAAGAGGACATCATGGAAAAAAATGGAACTATGAACCTGGAGATAATTATATGGGTATGAACAAAAGGAAAAGAAAATGAAAGTAAGTGAGAATACAAATATACAATTACCTTTGAGAAATTTAATTTCAATTATTGCAGCAGTTGCACTTGGAGTGTGGGCATACTTTGGTGTTATTGAAAGATTAAATACTATAGAAACAAATGGTAAATTAATGATAGCAGATGTAGAGAAAAATACTGAGTTTAGAATTAAGTGGCCACGAGGTGAGATGGGCAGTCTACCAGCAGATAGTGAACAATTTTTATTAATAGAAGACATGATTGTTGATATAGAAAAACTTACAACAAGAGTAGATGACATGATGAATAATAAAGTAAATATAGAAAGACTAATTAAAGATGTAGATAAACTTGCAGAGCAAATGGAAATATTAAAAGATAAGGTAAGAAGAAATGGGAAGGATCAATAAACAATTTGTAGATTTTATTAAAAAAATAAAAAAAGATAGACTTACAAAAATATTAAATAATAATAAAAAAGAAGTAAATATTAATGGTAATGGCACACATAGATACATGATAAAAGAAGGAAAAAACAAAGGTAAAATATTATGATAGAGGTTGTTGTAGCTTTAATTTTAACACTAAATGGTTCTATTATTGAACATGTTTATAAAGATAAAATGAGTGATTGTTTAAAATCTAAAAGGGTTGCAGAAAGAGAAGTAAATCCTGAAAGAGTTGT